TCACTCATAACTTCTCCTTGGGGCTAACAGTGGTATAGCTTTCGCTATAGGTATTAGGTAGCCATTACAAATAAGGGATTTACTTCTTCTTAGCCGCCAGTCCCTTGCTGGTTGCCGGTTTCTTTTTCTTCTTTGCTGCTAATCCTTTTTTAGAGGTTGCGTTAGTTTTCTTTGGCATTTCTCTATTTTTTCTTTCGATGAAGCCACCACGGTAGTCTCCTGATCCACCATCACTTCCACCACTACCTCCATCGCTTCCTCCACCCCCACCATCGGAACCAGCACCTCCATCAGAGCCTGCTCCACCGTCAGAGCCTGCTCCACCGTCAGAGCCTGCTCCACCGTCAGAGCCAGCACCGCCATCACTTCCAGCGCCACCATCTGACCCTGCTCCATCTCCGTCAGCGCCATCTGCACCATCAGCAGCAGAACCATCTGCAGCAGCAGAAGCTGCATCAGCGGCATCTGCAGCAGCGGCGGCAGCGTCATCGGCAGCCTGACCAGCAGCGGCAGCAGCTTCTCCAGCAGCAGCATCGGCAGCGTCAGCGGCTGCGTTGGCTGCATCATCTGCAGCTTGTTGGGCAGCTTGATCTGCGGCTACACTTGCTGCTTGATCGGCAGCATCATCTGCAGCTTGTTGTGCAGCTTGGGCAGCAGCAGATTCAGCGGCAGCGGTAGCCTCTGCTTCTGCTTCTTCTTGCGCAACCTGTTGAGCTAATGTTTGAGCAGCCTGTTCTTGCTGTGCTTGCATTGCAGCAAAGCTAGCTTCCATCATGTTATCTACGCTTTGCTGTGATTGTGCAGTAAGTCCTGCAGAGTCAACACCAAAAGTTGCCATATCAGCAGCAGCAATAGTTGCTGGAGTAGAGAAGCTAGTAATATTTCCATTTACATCAGAAAATGTTGAAATGCCGGGAACTGTAGCCGCTTGTTGCATTGCTGCAAAAGAATCTGCTATAGCATTTGCTTGTTGCCCTGTTATTCCTTTTCCTATAGCGCCGCCTAAAGCTTTTGCAACAGCCCCCAATACACCAATAGTTGGGGCTTTTTCTGCAAAAGACATTAACCCAAGACCTATATTTTGTGCTGTAGTACTAATGCCTTGTCCGGGGCCAGTACCTGCTCCTGTAGGACCACCTGTCGATGATCCACCAGAAGGCCCACCGGGGGCACCACCACCTGCACCATCTCCACCTCCCCCATCACCTGCTGTAGGTACAGTAGGTACTGCAGGTACTCCCGGAGCCTGTGTTCCTCCGCTGTCTGTTTCTGGTGTTGTTGGAGTTGTGGGGGTTGTTGGAGTTGTTGGTGTTGTTGTTGACCCAGTAAACTCTGTATACCCAGAAGGAATTGGTAACTGTGGTACACCATTTAAAAATGGAATAAACGTAGTTTGTCCTTGAGGACCAACATACTTTTTCATTTCGTACTGAGGTGCAGTTACTACACCACCAGTCTGATACTCTCTTTCTTCTTCTTCTACGCCAGAAACAATCTCGTCAATTTCAGATTCAAACTCAGCATCATCTTCCATTGTTGCTTCTTCTGCATTGCTCATCTGTCCCATTGCATCCATCTTAGCCAAGCCTTGCTTAGCTTCCTGACGCAACTTCATCAAACGATCAAGACCAATGTAGCGAACCACATCTGCAGGAAATATAAACTCTCCTTCGCTGATCTTTGCTGGAATGTCATCCCGTACTTCTTCTTTTAAAGAACCAGTAGGAACTTCATTACCAGAGACAGGATCTACAGATCCTCCCTCTTGCAACATTCCGCCTTCAGCAAGCATTCCCCCTTTTGCAAAACCCGGAGGCATTTTCATTTGATTGTTATAAATAACAGGTGCAGGAGGCTCTGGAATAGAAGGCATTACAGCAGATGTCGCAGGTGCCTGCGTCTGCTGCGGACTTTCAGGTTCAAACGGGTTATTGTTTTTCTGCATTGACTTGTTCTCTTAATTGTTTAAGCTTTCTTAGAGCTTGGATTGCACCTTGTGCTTGATGGATTTCAACCATGTCAACAGCTTGTTCAAGCTTTCTTTGATAAAGCAGGATATTTGATTCAAGTAATTCATTAAATGCCCCCCATTGTTTAGGTGTATTTACAAGAACTTTTAAACCGTTTAAGTACTGTTTGTTTTCCATTTACTGTATTGGTGGTTGTTGTTGCTGTGTTTGTGCTGCGCTAAAGCCCTGCTCTCCCGGAGTTGGAGCCTGTCCTATCCCAATGTTTCCTCCGCCGGTACCTGCGGTATCTGCTGGCCCCGGAACTCCTTGTTGCTGTGGTGGAACACCTGCTGGAACTGGCGGCTGATTCTGTTGAATCAGTGCTGCCTGTCGTGCTGCTTCTTCAATACTATTGGTTACTTTGTCTGGATCAAGATCCATTGACTTAGCAATCTCTCTGATGATGTACGTATACTTGGCAAATGGAGCAAGCGTAGGATTGTTTACAATCTGCAAGAACTGCATCAGACGCTGGCTACGTACTTCATTAGCCATGAGGCTTTCTGTACCACGTGCCTTAACTTCTAGGTCACCTTTGATCTCTTTATCAAAGTCAAACTGCATGTTAAAGCTAAAGAAGGCTTCGCCAAGAGGACGCAATAAGTAGTCATCAATGTTCTTGATAACAGTCTTAATGCCACCGGCAGCAGCATTCATTAGCATGCTGATACCTGATGCAGTACGTCCTACGCCAGTTACGCCAGTTTGACCGTGAGAGAAGGAAGGCAGACCCGTAGATTCATCTGCTAAGATTCGTGCCTTGTCAAACAATTGCAGATTCTCTTGGGATACGTTAGGGAACTTAGTACCAAAGATAGCTTGTCCCGGAGCACCGCCCTGCCTACGGAATACTTTACCCGGGAAGATAGACATGTCTTGTCCCGGCACTAAGTTTGTTTCATCTACTTCAAACACTAGGTTGCCAGACAGAACAGCGTTATCAACTGCCATACGCATGAAGCCATTCATCAGCGTCTGTGTGTCATCCATATTCTCAGCAACACCCACACCAAACATAGAGTATGGATTGAGTTCGTATGGAACTACATAGTACGGAATCTTTGTGGGTTTAAATGGATTGAGAACCAAACGAATGATCCTGCCATTGCAAAGCCAGATGTTAGCCTGCAACTGATCCATGTCTTTAAACTCTGCTGGCATTTGAACATTGTTGTCCTCTAACATCTCACGATCAACAATACCCCAATACTCCAGAACTTCAAAACGATTTACGCCAGTGTCTGTTTGATAGTCGCTTAGATCATCTTCCCAGTACTTCTTAACGTAGTTCTCTCCCATGGCAATGACATCTTCGATGACATTAGCACGGAACATTGGTCTCTTCTTAAGAGTACGAAGCTGGCTACGGCTAAGCTTGTGTCTCTCAATAAAGAACTGAGATTCATCCATGTTGATTGCATCTGGATCTGTGTAAGCATTCCAGACGCTTACGTGGGAAGACTGTGGTACAACTTTGATTGTGGGATCGTAGTTACCTTCATCGTCCCAGTTTGCATATTCTTTATCTACAGCAAATGGACCTTTCATGATACCAGTACCAAACAAGGCTAACTCAAATGCAGCAGAACGTAACTGCTTTGTAGCATTGCTTTCTTCTAGCTGGTCATGAATCTTCTTCTCCATCTTCTTAGCAGCAACCATAGCTGGGCTATAGGTTACGGCAGAGGGAGCTACTCCCGGTCCTTCATTTAGATTTTGAATGCCAGACAACTCATCTGTCAAGGGACCAAGCCTGTCTGTTAGATCTTTGTATGTTGCTCCCGGGGGAAGATCCTTACCATCTCCACGATATCCGTATGGAGAGAAGTTAGGGGAAGCATCTCTAACTTTCTTTTCGTTAAGGTCAAAGTGTACATCTTCTACTACGCCTTCAGGTAGAACTGTGGGTTCTACGCTTAGTGGGAAACTGTTGTTAGCAAAAAGGACATCGATGATTTGTCCGTAAGCCGCTAGTACTTTTGTCTTGGTTACCTTAACAAAGACCCTGCTTTTCTCTGCTTCAGTAAACTGGACATCTGGCCCGTACAAACCACGGTAGTTTCTGTAAGCCCGAATCCATCGATCTTCATCAAACCGTCTAGCCGTTTCGGATTTACCAAATAGATCTAACACATGATTGACCAAAGGAGAGACAATCAAACTTTCCTTTGAAGCATCGGATACGTCTTTAAGACTCCCGGCTGTATCTTCCATAGTATTTTCTTTTGCCATTATCTAAATCAATACCCCATAGTAGGATCGGCAGGTACAAATTGAGAAGGTCTTGATTTAGCTGGGTCATAGTCCCAAATACTAAATCGAGGTCTACTCATAACGCCGTATCGTAAAGCATCGTACAAGTGATCAAAAGTTACCTTAGTGTCAATGTCTTCAGGATTACTTTTGTCTAGCGGTAAAATAGGTAGTTGAGCTATGAGATTTGTGCAATTGCTCATGATCACCAAACGTGGTTCTTCCGTAAACTCATCTACCTGTAATCTTCTATGTATTTCATCTGAGGGTCTCCACCTACATCCCTCTTTAATCATCTGTTCTGCTAGTGAGGGGCCAGTATCTCCCCGCTTGTGCCAGCAGCTTGAGTCGAGGACACCGTACCGAATCTGTCCATCGTTTTGCTCAAGTTCCATCACCATCTTTGCTAAGTCTTTTGCTAAGACTTTACTTACGTACAACTCTCTGTAAACGATAATCTGTTCTGAAGGGGTTACAGCAAACCACAGTACAGCAGAGAAAGAACCATAACCATAGTCGCATGCTCTAAATTTAACCCAGTTACGTGGTATATCAAAGGGTTCGACAACGTGTATCGATCTATTAAACTCCGCAAATGCTGCCCCTTCAGATACATCCCAGTTTCCTTCTAACAGTTGTTTACGTTGATGCTCAGGTAATGATAAGAGCATCGTTTCATAATCCCCCTGCTGAGCAAGGTAAGGATTGTCTACTAGCATCGCAGGTATAAACCTACGCCTAAACAAAGGCAGTCCTGCTTTACTATGTCCTGCAGGATACGTCAACACCTGTGCAGTATCTATGTCTGTAGCCCAGAATGCTTTGTTGGGTGCAGAAGGATCAATGAACATCTTCTTAACCCACGCATGTCCGGGGCCACCCGGGTTGGT